CCCGTGACGTATTCGGAGAATACAACCCCTCATCAATGAGTCGGCGGATAAGAGCGCCGGAGGAAAGCTTTTTGACTTCAGGCCAATTTCTGGCCATGAACTCTATTCGTTGGCGACGGTCTGAGGTCATACCAAACATTCCTGCGAATCTCGCAAGCTCGATCCGCAGACTTCAGCGTTAACTACCTTTGAACCAATCCATCCTGATTCACCTAAATTAATACGTCTGGTAATTTGTGCCTGTGCGGCAGACTTTGATTTAAATACCGATGCTTTTGAAATATCGAATGTGCAGTAACTTTTAGTCATAAACCTGCAATCTGCTTTAACCACAAACTTTTCAACCAGACTATCCACCGAACAGCCCTTATCGGTCTGTCCGGTAATCTCTGCGTTCTGCCCAAGAATGATCGCCTCGGCATCTTCCTTGGATAGCCCATACCCAACGGCACTAAGCGGCTCGACACCGAGCGGTTCGAGGTATTCCGGCAGCGGTTCGGGGCAGTTTTCACAGTTCCAAAACCACCACTGATCGCCCATAGATTGGGGAGTCGAGTGCTGGTAGGTTATTCCCAGATCGCGCATTACCTTTTGCGGGTGCTCGTTCGGAGATTCCATCATGTTGTATCGCAGATGCATTTTCATGCCTCTTCCCCCTCTTCCTCTTTTATCTGAATGGTGAGCAGGCGCGTTTCCGCATTCATCAGGGCGCTGACGCAACCCCAGCAACAATCCCCGCGCCGTAGCCAGCTTCTTTCCCCTGGCCTTCAACATATCCCGGCGCGCATAGCGTTTATTGCTCATGACGCGCCTCCATCAACAAATCCCGCCTCGGAATTCGGCTTTATCGCCTCATCCGAGCGGGTTGCGTTGATTACCTCTAATTCATCATCAAACCCCATGACGATATTAGACCCGCCAAAAATTACAGGTATCCATTTTCCTGGTGCATGCTTAGGGCTAAATGCAGGGAATGGATCATTTCTGTAATACAGATATAACGACACTTGAAGGTGATCTTTAAAAGGAAAAGCCAAATAACTTGGAAGGCAATCATGCTTAATACACTTTTTCAAAATCAATGCGTGGAATTGATTTTCATCTTCAACCAAACATTCCTGCGAATCTCGCAAGCTCGATCCGCAGACTTTGGCGTTGTCACCCCATGCGTCCAACTCAATCACAAGTTCTTCAGGGACCACTCGTAAACTGGGAACTTCAAAACCTTCTTCCCAACACCCCGTGTCATGGTCAAAGTGTAAGCTTGAGTATTCAATATCCTTTCGCAGCTTGCTAACGATTTCGCCGTCAGGCTCTGGGATAGTGTAGCTATCAAAAGGCCCTCCGTATGTAGGTAGGTATCCATAATTCGGATGCTCGATCCACATGAAAAACGGTTCAAGTGTGATTGGGCATCTGTCGGGACACCATAGATTTTCTTTCATTGGTTTTGCGATCATATCTTTTCCTTATTTTCAACCAGACAATCGGGCGAATGCTCGTTCACCTCGCATCCACCCATCTGGGCGTTATATTTACGGTCAAAGGACTCCAGCGCTGCAACAGCAAGCGCGATGTTCTCGATCATGACTCTCGTTTCAAAACCTCTCGACGCCCTCTCCATCCGTTCATTCATAAAGCCCAAAAAATCTACAAGGTGATGCCCGTCATCATGATCAGGGCCACCCCACTTGACATCTTGCCGCTCACGCTCTTTCATTATTTCATCTAGTATTGGGTTCATAAATCCTCCTCTTCCTCTTCCATCTGAATGGTGAGCAGGCGCGTTTCCGCATTCATCAGGGCGCGGATTTCTCCCACAAGTTCGCGCAGGCTGTTGTCGGGTTTGTCTTCTACGGCCAACTCCTCCATGCACTCTTCCCGGTCGTGGCGCAGCACGGTGACGATGGCCTGCATGATGGGGTGCTCGCGGTTGCGGCGCAGAATCTTGGCCGCCTCGCGGTAATTCAAGCCTTTGTTCCATTTGGTGAGGTAGCGCAGGGCTTTGGCCTGCTCTTCCTGCAGCTTCGCCTGCATCTCTGCGGCGGCGGCTTCCATATCCGGCGGGGTGTCAGTCGCCGGGGTGTCGTTTTCGGGGGTCATGCTTTTTCTCCTGGTTATTTATTCATCTTTCACAAATATGTACAGGTGTCAAACACCTGCTGCTGTTACTTTTCTTCCTAAAGTTCTGCCGGTCTGGGCATTCTCTGCTTGTCCGGCCTGATTTTGTAGGTGCTGGACACGGGCCTCCAACATTTCCCTTTTAAGTGGGGTTAGGCTTAAAACATATTCAGGGCTGGAAGTTATTTTCTCTTCTATGACGCTGGCGCGGTATCCAAAGTTTTGACCATCCTCCTTCATATCTGGTTCTAATCCGGAGGCGATCATCGCCATATTATTCATCTCATCTTTGCGTTCGGCTTCGTTTGCGCGTTGCACAGGACGCAATACTTTCTCGGCCACATTCCCAGGTAGGAGGCGGGTAAGGTAGTCGGTCATTTCAGCGCGGTCGATGGTTTGATCGGTGTCGATGGCCAGGAGGATGTCCCGGGCCAGTTCGCCAATGACTTTGATATACTCAATATCCATGGTGCGGGAATCGAAATTGATCTGGATGTCCTCCAGCAAATACAGATTATCCCGCATGGCTTCGATATTTAAATCCTGGCCAGCTCCACATACCCGGCGGATGTCGTCGGGGTTCATGTATTTGAGACTCAGCTGCACTACTTGCCGCACCACATCGCGCATGGCATCTAAAAAGTTGTCCACCAGATCCTGGGTAAGCAGTTGCTGCACCAGCGCGGGGATCTCCACCACCGGCAATCCAAAATACATGGAGACACTTTCCATAATCTGTTTCTGCGCCTCAATCGTGGTACGCGGCATGTCCGGTACCTTGATCGGCTCCAGCATTTCCTGACGCCGTTTGCGGATGCGCCCCAGCGACCGCCACGACATATCCCGCTCTGTCCGCATATCAGTGACATACGGCGGCAGGGAAAACAGTTGGGCGTGATTGCTGGTAAGATCCCGGAAGGTCTTGAGATAGTTCTGATCTGTCACCAGCAGTTCGCTCACTCCCCGGCTGTCGAGCAGGTTTTTGCTTATCACCTCGCGCACAAACCAGGCAAAAGGGAAATCGCCATGCGGATAATCCAGCAAAGTCATCTTGGCCGCCGGAGCTTCGCAGTGAGCGGAGAAGGGCAGCACATAAATCCCGGTCACGCCGTCATCATTGGTGGCCCGGAGATAGGCATAAAACACTTCGTAGAGATCTTTGTACACCGGTGCCCGGTTGCGGTACATCTGCTGGGCGCTTTGGGTCACCTCCTGCACCTCGGGAATCGCCGTCTTGCCTTTCTTGAGTTTCAGCTGTTCCACAAATTCTTTTGTCCACTCGCCAGAGGCGGCTTTGGCCTCGATGTCGGCCAGGGTAAACCATTCGCGGCGGTACACATAGCGGCAGTCAGAAGGGGATCGGGTAGTGGCCGGGATAAATACCTCATCCCACACCCGCAGGGCTTTGATCTCCGCATGGTTCCGGTGAACATAGCTTTCCGGAAAATCCGCTTTGCCCTCTTCCCGCAATTCTTTGAGCTTGCTCTTGATGGTGCCCGGTTTGAGCGCGGGGAAGCGGGTGGCAATCCGGGTAAGCAACTCCTCTTCAAATTCGGGATCCAGCAGCAGGGCCTCCAGATCCAGCAGCGTCTGCTCATTCAGTTCGCCTCCGCCTTCGATCACCTCCTGCAAAATATCCATGGCGCCATAGCTGGCCATGCGCACCCGCTCTTCCTTTTTCCAGCCCACGTGCATCAGCGACAGGGCCGGGGAATCCCCCAAACCGTAATTGGCAAAGCGTTCCACCTCCAGCCGGTAATCATGGCCAATGCGGGAATTCAAAACCCACTGGGTAAAGGTGGTAATATGCCCGGCCAGGGAGTTATCCCCCACCTCCACCCCGGAAATCCGCAATGACCCCATTTTACAGGAGGCTTTACACATGGCCACCTGCAATCTCAAAATCATATCCGCCAGACGGTACCGGCTATCCATCGCGCCCTCAAACGGAAACGCCTTTTGATTCGCCGTATCGTATTTGCGACCATCCGCATACTGATTTGGCCAGACACAAAAACGGGTACGCTCGCCAAAGGCTCTGCGTACCCAAACATCCCGACTGTTCTGCAGGTTTACGGTTTCAATCCCCGCCTTCACCTGCTTAAACATTTCATCAGACACCGCTACAGGCTGACCCTGACCTTTCTGCCGTTCAATGTTGGTATCCGTGTCCATAGTTCAATCCTGTAGAGGTGTGGAACACCTTTTGTCAAGGGTTCTGATTAAGTTTTTTTAGAGTTAAGCCGCAATTCATAGCCCTGCCACATGCCGGTGGGCAAGCGCAGCAGGCGGTACACCGCCCCGGCAGTTTCCCAAAACAGCACCCGTTCATCCTTGTATCCACTGGGGTAGCTCAGTTCAAACAGTTCACCGGCCAGGGGGCCGTCGATCATGCGCACATGAAAGCCGTTGCATTCATCGACCGCGTGCAGCACATCCTCCGCCGCCACCATCAGCGCCGCCGCATAATCCTCCGGCGCAATATCAAACTCGCAGGTAAAGCGGTAGATCAGTTTATCCAGCTCTGCACCAAATGCCGCCACCTGCCGTTCCGGGGTGGTGGGGTTGATACGCTGGGGTTTTATGGAGTTTTGTTCAGCCATTTCTCAATATCCGTTCGATACAAAAGACTGGCCTTATGGCCACTCTCCGCCTTATAGCATATCAATTCTTTTTTGTCCAATGCCCCCCGAATCCGCTTCTGGGTGATTTTATATTCCCCCGCCGCCTGCCGGATCGTGATCAGGATACTCTTCGGTTTATTTTCTTCGGTCATTTTTGCTCCTTGTTTTCAGTTAATTGAAGTCAGCAGGCAGTTTCCTGCGGGTGGCCGGCAACCCGGTTGTACCATTACCACTGACAAATTGTTGATTATTTATTTTCTATTACAGATCTATCCCAAGTCGTTCCATTCTCATTTCTCTGCTTTTTCTAAGAGCCCTTTCTGCAATTTCCACCAACGCATCTTCAAAACCACATAGAACCGCTTCCGCCTGAATTGTGCTAATTTCGTTGATTTCATTAGTCACGCCAGTAACAGCCCACTTCCCAGCACTAAAATGATCACCAAATATTTCTATTTCAAAGTGACCATTAGGGCCACCACCTTTGTTTTCATCGGTTACATGTTTTACTTTTAACCAATCGGATGGCTCTCTTCCTTCAAACGGAGCTTCATATTCTTCAAACGGACCTTCATATATTGCAGGCATATCATTCTCCATTTAGTTTGTTTTCATTTCTCCGAACATCGGAAACGTTCCGACATTCACTTTCCGACTCTCGGAAATTGTTCATCAATGGCATCCCCCACCCACAGTCTTGTAAAAGTCATCGCCGCCGGTGTCGTGGAGATCCTGGGCGAAGAAGTAGCGGATCAGGTCGATAAAATCTTTGCAGGCTCCCTTCTGCCCGTCATCCCCGGTCCACACCGAAAGCGCAAAGATGCTGTTGAAACATTCCTCGGCGATGAAGAAGCGCGGGCGGTTGGTGTAACTGATCGGCTCCTTTTCGTCGTAGCTGAGACGGTCATTGATCAGGTGTACGGCGGACTGCGGATTATTGTCGGCCAGGCTCCCGGCGGGTCCCAGATGCACGGGAATAAAATCCAGTCCAATATCGTCCAGTTCGTCGATCAAGGTGAAGGTGCCCTCCGCGCTGGCGGTGGCGGTGTTGCCGGCCCGGGCATCAATGTAGCGCTCCACCACTTGTTCCCCGGTTTCAGTGTCGGGCTCCCAGTCTTTGGGATCGGGGTTTTCGGTGAGGTCGATCTCCCAGTTTTCCAATCGGGCCAGTTCCTTTTTATAATCGAGCAGATTGAATCCGAAGGGGTTTTGTGCGGGTCCCTTTTTGCCGTCTTTCTTTTGCCCGGAGACTTCCGCCCAGAGGCCGGGGTGGCCTACGCCGGGAATCACATAGTTTCCGGGCCATTCGCGGTACAGGTACACATCTCCACCCACCACCCGGAACCAGCCGAATACGAAGTTGCGGCCGCCGGAGGGATCGCAGATCATGTAGTTGGTGCCGCCTTTGGGGATTTTGTCGCTGGGGAGGGTGTGCACCTTGGGATTGAACTTGGGAAAGCGGTTGCCGCTGGTTTTATGCGCCACGCCATAAAAGCGCTCCTGCACAAAAGCCATAGATGTACCCAGCACCCGCTCATACACGGCGGAGGGGTTGCCGTAGGGGTTGTCGTTGGAGTGGAAAAACAGCACCGCTTTCTTGTATTCGATCTGGCCGCCGCGCATCACTCCTAGGCAGCGCATCACCCGGGGCACCTGCTTGAACGCCCGGCCTGCGGGGATCTCGGGCTGCGACCTGGTGCCTTTGATCCAGTTGTGCACGTTTTCGGGGATGGATCGTGGACCATAAATCTTGCTCTCGGCAAAAGCTTCCGGACTTTCAAATCCAAGGGAGGCCCACTCCAGCGGCTCCCCGGTGTCATCGGGACAGGCAAAGGCCACTGCCATGCGGGTTTTATCTGCGCCATCCTGAAACATGCGGACCAGTTCCGAATATCCTTGCACCGGGGTTTGGGTGATACAGATTTTTCCTTCCCGGGTGGCAGTACGAAACTCCAGCGTCTCCAACCAGTCGGAGGGTATCAACTCGTCCGCCCAACCCCAGTCCAGCTCTCCCCCCTCAATGGTGTCCGATTTGTCGCTGGAGTAGTATTTGAATTTGAGCACACCTTCCAGGTGGTTCACGATCTTGTTGTCTGAGTATCCCGGACCTGATTTAAAACTCATGTACTCCGGATTTCCGTCCAATATCCGGGCATTGCGTTTTGAAATGGGCATGTGGGTATTGATCAGCGGCTGCTGTTCATCTTTGCTTCGGCCTGCATCTGCATGAAAACACCACACGGTTTGTTTTTTGGCTCGGTACAGCATCTGCACCGATCTCTTGGCCGCGTACTGACTTTTACTACCCCGGTTTGCACCGCTTATCAGCAGCGTGCTGACGGGTGCATTGAATCCCAAACATTCGCGCATGGCCTTGCTCCACATCTCCCATGTCCATTCCTCCCCGAACTCGCGGTTGATCTCCGCCAGAAAACTCTGATCGTAACATTCCAACCCCAGCAGCGCATCCGCCACTTTCCAGATATGCGGCTCCCATCCGTACACCAGCGGATCCTTTTCCTCTCGGTAAATCGCCAGGGTGCGGCGTTCAAAGTATTCGGCGGCATCTTCTTCATTTTCATCCACCTCATCGGCGGTGAGCAATGGGATCACCGGATGAAAGTCAAAATTCGTTTGCAGTTTTTGCCCTTCCTCTGCGATAGCGTTCATGCTACACTGCCCTTTTCTGAATCTGACTTTTTAAGCTCTTCGGAAGCTTTCGCTGCATCCCGCATGAGCTTGCGTATTTTACTTAAATCTTTTTTTGCATCATCGAAATAGTACCGGACACAGACCCCTACCCACTTCGGTTTTTCACCTGCACAATAAAGCTCAAAGTTTTCTTTCATCACCTCACGTACCTGCCGTATCTGTGATCCGCCTTTGGGATGCAGTTCCACCACCCACGCTTCATCAAGTTTGTTGCAATCAAAACTCATCCTAACGCCTCCGGGTGTCCCCAATCCTTGGGAGCGCGTTGCATGGTAAAATAACTCGTGCGAAACCAAAACGGCAATATCCCAACCCCGCCGTTTTGCTGTTTGGCGATGTCCAGATAAATTGCCCGATCCGTGACCTCATTCACTTTTGCGAGTTCATAATCAAATTTTGGGTACTTATGCAGCAACAGAATATTTTGAGCATCCTGCTCGATGTCCCCACAGCCTTTGATATCATCCATAGTCGGGGCTTTCATGGGGGCGCGCTTATCTTCGCGCCCCAACTGGCAAAGCATCAGCAAGGGGATCTCCAGTTCCTGACAAAGCTCCTTCATCACCGCCGAACAATACGAGATCACCCGCACTGGATCATGACTGCGAATATGATCCGCCGTAAATTTTTGCGCATAATCCGCGACCAGCATTTTAATCCCTTCACGCTTCGCTTTAAGCCTCACCCACGAACAGGCTTTTAAAATATCCCGATTGGCATGGAGGGTGTGCAACGGCCACTTGGAAACCGACTCCACCGCTTTATCAATATCCGCAAAGTTTTTTCCAAATGCATTTCCAGAATTAAGCTTAGGCATACTCACTTTGCCGCGGCGGCACAGCCAACGCGCCTCCAATTCATTACGGGGCATATCCATGTTCAACCATCCCACCGGCACCCCCTGCTCACACTGAAAATCCACAATATCCCCAGCCAGACTTGTTTTACCAGACCCCGGCCGCGCCGCAATGCAGGTATAACTCCCAGGCTTCAAGCCCGTAAGCGATTCATCCAAATCCTTAATCCCCGTCATCAATCCCGGCATCCCCACCTTTCCATCTCGAATATCCGCCCACTGATCTCTTATTTTTTTAAGCGACTCCTCAAACGGCATCTCATTAGTTTTTACCGGAATCAAATCAAAGAAACGCTGCGGAACTTCCATCAAAAATTCTTGCGCATTCAACGTTCCCTTTGCATCCCCCGCCACTTCATCCGCAACCTTAATCACCTGCCGCTTCATGTACAGGTCCACCACGGTTTTGAAATAATGATGTTGGTTAAAATGAATCGGCGCCAACTCCGAACACTTCATCAAATATTGCTCATCCGGCAATTCACCCAGCAAGCCCTTTGCTCGCAAACGCTGCTGGAGCATCACCGGGTCCACATATCCATGCCGCTCGGTATGCAAATCATACAATTCCTGCACCAGCAGATGGTGAGCCGGCCGATAAAACATTTTCGGTTGGAGGTCAAAATCCGCTTGCGCCACCGAAGGCGACTCGCAATTCATCACCATCACTCCGATCGCCGCCTGTTCAATCGCATCATCAAATAATTTTGTATCCGTTTCCTGCATCATCATTACCCCGCTGTGAAATCAGGCCGGTCACTTGACTGCCCGCCGTTTTTATTTTTTTTAGCAACCTCATCCTTGAACAGCGACTCCTCCAAATACTTCACCGGCTTGGTCACAAACTTCGCCTCACACTCCGTCCAGTTCCCCATTTCCGCATGGTACGCCAACGTTTGCAGCAAACCCTCCACCGAACGCGCCTCCAAACCTTTGTTCACCCACAAGCCCAGAGCCCGTACCTTGCCCACCTTCAGCGGATACGCCTCCCACCACTTTTCAAAATTGGGATAATCACGAAGATCCAATTCAGGCCCCTCGCCCTTGCAAGCCTGGCCCATCTTGTTTGCAAACCAACTCGGTGGCTGCCCAATCGTTTTATCCATGCATTCCACGAAGGCCATGAGCGCGGCAACCATCCGCCCATCCCCAGGATCAAACTCCGGATTGGCCCGCAAGATCTGAAACCAAGCCTCTGCCGAAAACTGGCCAGCTCGAACCTTCCCGCTGTCCACAATCCTCTGCCAAAGATTCCGAGAATCGACAGACAGAAAATCATCACCATCACCGCCCCCGGCAGGGGGGTGTTGTTTCTTCCCTTCTTCCCTTCTTAACTTATTATCTTTCTTAGTTAGGTGTCGGGGGTCTGTCGCCACTATGTCGCCACTATGTCGGGGGTCTGTCGCCACTATGTCGGAAGGTATGTCAGAAGGTATGTCGTTCTGTCCGTCATTTTTCGGAGGTTCTGAGACGTAAGCCACGTTATCTAATAGGGTTACGATTGTCCCTTTACCTGTCGGAACTATGTCAATTGCACCTGCGGTAACTAAGTCGCTTTTTGCTGTCCTGTAACGGCGAATTGTCCAGCCCCAGACTTCTACGTCCGAAAAGCCCAAAACACTCTGTCGTTTCTCTAGGTTTAGAGGGTTCCAGCCGTCCGAATATCTGGCCCGGTCTTGGATCAAAAGTAACAACCGCAAAGCGTCCGGCTTATGATGAATCAGCCATCGCAAACGGTCCCCGCGCCACGTCCTGAAGAATCCTTCCTTTTCAGCCATCAGCCCACCCTCCTCAGAAGCTCACGGAAAGCCTCCACATGCGTCTGGCCGGGTTTGCGTATCTTGTCCAGGAGAGCGCAGTCTGTCTGCGTCAGCTCAATCCTGTATGCCTTCCTCTGCGGTTTCTGTATTCGCCTCCATGTAGGGGCTCCATACGCGCCATCGGCGCAGCTTCGTGTGTTCTTCATGTCAGTCACCTTTCTTGAGGTTACCAAGCTCTTCCCCCAGTTTGCGGGCTGGGTACGAAGAAGGGCTTGTACTCGCTCCGCAAAGACATCGCAGGAACGACGTGCCACCGGTGGTGACAACGAGCACAAGCCCAAAGGGGACCGGTGGATCGTTCCAAATGTGTGTCTTTGCGGAGACTTCCCACATCCTGAACGAATCCCTGTAAAACAATCAAGAAAATTTATTGCTTTTTTTTGCGCCATCCCGCTAAAATTTAAACTTAACCCAAAAGCAAGGACACTCACCGCGATGGAACCACTAAGTTTTTTTGACATGTTTGTAATTTTTTGCGGAGTCTCCATTGTGCTGACTCTTCTCGGCCACGCTTTTTCCTGCGTCATGGCTGTGATTTTTATATTATTTTCAGAAGCTAAAGCGGCCGTAGTATTCCCGCTGTTAGGATTACTCGCCCTCCTGGGATGCTGCGTTCTGACTTTTTTTGTTACAAAATGGATTGTATTCTGATTCATGCTTTTTCCTTCTTTTTTGTATAGGTGTTCAACACCAGCGCCCCTTTTTTTTCGGAGACGGCCGGTTAATTCGATACAGATCCTTTTCAATGTGTGTCACCGGGATCTGCATACCCAAAACGAAATTCTGATTGCGGTCACCCCGCACCAATACTCGCACGCGCTCGCTGTCTTTTTCACAAATCAGCACCGTGCGGTTTTTTGACAGACGAAGAAACTTCACCTTGTACTCCATGGGTGGGCCGCTATACGCCACGCATTCGTATTTTTGCGGCGCAATTTTTTTCAGAATGCACCCCTCAATATAAGACCAGAAGCCCTCCGGCAGCTTGTCCTGGTCGATCTCCAGCGCATCCAGCGCCATCATCACCCCTTTATCCGTCAAAGCCCATCCATGGGCCTCCAGAGCCAGCCAGTGCGTCTCCGGGTCTAGCGCATGTTTCAGCACTTCCATCTCTTCAAATGGTATCCCGATCACTCCGGCTACCGCTTCACTGTCATACTGTTTCATAAGAGCCCCTTTTCTGAACAAATTTTGGGTAAGGAAATGGATATATAGATATGAGACGCGCCGCGCCGCCGCCCCCCC